AAGCACCGATGCCGAGATGACGAAGAAGCTGACGACGGCGCTCCAGGGCACCGAGAAGGCACACAAGGATGTCACGAAGGCCGTCAAGGAAGCGAAGCTCGAAAGAGGCCTGGTCGATTCGCTGATCTCCGGCACCGACATCCAGAAACTGGCCGACTTCGACGAGAAGATCGCCAACATCGTCATTACGCTCGCCGCGGGCTTCGACACCAACGGGGTGAAGCTCACCGCGCTGCAGATCGCAGCCCTTGGCGAGGCGCTGGACAAGACGCGCGAAGCACGCGATAAGTTCGTCAGCGGTGGCGTGGTGACGGTGGCCGAGATGGTCGGCGCCGACATCGACAAGTTCATCGAGGCCGAGAAGGCGGCCAAGGCCTACAACGACCAGCTCGTGGACATCATCGCGCTCGAGACTGACCCCGAGCGTGTCGCCGCCGCCAATGCGCTCTACGACAAGCTGAACAAACCCACGAAGCAGAAGGACGACCTCGAGGGGACGCAGGCCCTGCTCAAGCAGATTGCCGACCAGACGGACAGCTACTCGCAATCCGTCTCGGGTGCGCTGGTGGACATTGCGACCAGCTCGAAGTCTGCGAAGGACGCATTTGGCGATTTCGTCGAAACCACCCTCAGCGGGATCGCGCAGATGGCCTTGCAGTTGATGGTGGTGAAGCCGCTGTTCGATGCGCTACGTGGCGCCATGGGTTTTCCAGTTGCTGCTGGAGCGCCTGCGGCCAACGGCGCCGTGTTCGATGGCGGCCGCGCGCTCGCCTTCGCTGCCGGTGGCGTGGTGAGCCGGCCGACCACCTTCGCGCTCGCCAATGGCGGCTGGGGCGTGATGGGGGAAGCCGGTCCCGAGGCGATCATGCCGCTTGCGCGCGGGGCAGACGGCAAGCTCGGCGTGTCTGCGCCTTCCTCTTCTCTCACCGTGAACGTCATCAATAACAACGGCTCGCAAATCAAGGTAGAGGAAAGCGAGAGCGCCCAGGGCGGCAAGCAATTGCAGATCATGGTCGACGCCGCGGTGGAACAAAGTATCGGCAAGGGTCGATTCGACCGGGTGTTGTCCACCTCGTACGGGGTGACGCGGAGGGGACGCTGATGGCCACGATGCTCTGGCCCGCCGACTTGCCCACCTGCGCGGAAACCTACACCGAAAAGGCGGAACCGGTGACGGTTCGGACCAACGTCGAGGAAGGTGTCGCCAAGGTTCGGAAACGGTTCACGCAAAGAGTCGTTCGCGGCCAGGTCGGCATGACGATGAACATCGAGCAGTACAAGATCCTCGATGACTTCTTCTACATTGAACTCAACGGTGGAGTGAATCGGTTCACGTTCGCGCATCCCTGGACAAACCTGCCGTGCGACTGGCGCATGGTCGATAGCCCCAGCTTCCAGAACCTGGGGGCTCTGGCGGTGCAGGTGTCCATGGTCTGGGAACTGATGCCGTGAGGACATTCAGTGCAACGGCGGTCCGATCCATCCTGGCGCTCGAGACGCCGGACGCCTTCCTCCTGCTGTTGACATTGTTCGATCCGGCTTCGAGTTCGACGTACCGGGCGGTGCTCAATACTGTGGACGTGACAAGCCGCGGCAATGTCTATACCGCCTGCTATTTCGAGTTCTCCTGGCCCGAGGACACGGATGAAGCGCCGGCCGGGTGCAGCCTGTCCATCGACAACGTGGACCTGGGCCTGGTCGATCTCATCCGTGCGATCACGAAACCGCTGCAGGTCACGGTGGAGATGGTGGTTGCCGCGCAACCCGATGTCGTGGAGATGCAGATCACGGATCTGGTCCTGCGCGAGTTGACGTGGGATCAGTCCGTCATTCAAGGAACATTGATCAGCGACGATCCTTTGAACCAGAAAATCCCCGGGGATATTTATGAACCCAGGACTTTCCCAGGCTTGTTCTAAATATATCGACGTGCCCTATGCGGACAGGGGCCGCGGGCCGGCGGGCTGGGACTGCTGGGGATTGATCTATTACCTGTCGCGCAATTACTTCGGCAACCATGTTCCGTCCTATCTGGACTGCTACGAATCCGCGCGAACCCAGGACAGCGTGAGCCGGGCCATCGTGATCAATGCAAAGGCCTGGCAAAGGATCGAGATCGGCGAGGAAGAACCCGGCGACGTGGTGGTGTTGACGCTGGCCGGCTATCCCATCCACGCCGGGCTGATCCTGGAATCGGGGTTCATGCTGCACTGCATGGAAGGCCGCGGGACGGTGCGGGAGTCCTACCTGGTGAATGCCTGGCGCCACAGGATCGAAGGGCTGTACCGATGGATTTCGTAATCCGTCCGCACTTACTGAGCGACAGGGACGCGGAACACCTCGAGGTTCCGGCCGGGACCAGCCTTGCCCAGATGGTTGCCTCCTTCCCCTGGCCGACTGGCGTCATCAATCAGGTGGTGGTGCTGGTCAATGGCGAGATGATGCCGCGGGCCTGGTGGGGCCGGATTCGCCCGAAGCAAGGTGCCTTGGTGCTGGTGACGGTGCGCCTCGAGGGAGGCCGGAAATCCAAGGGCATATTGGCCATCGTGGCATCGATTGCCATTGCCATCGCGGCGCCCTATGCGGCCGGTCTCATACTAGGGATGGAAGTGGGATCAGCAGCCGCGGCGGGAAGCCTTGCTTTCAAAGCCTTGACGGTCGGAATTGCGGTCCTGGGAAACCTGGCAATCAGCGCCATATTCAAGCCGCCGCCCGTCCGTACCGCTGCGGCGGAAAATTTCGAAGTCTCGAACGCCTATTCCATCGGTGGCCAGTCCAACCCGGCACGTCCCTACGGCCCGCTGTTGAAAGTCTACGGCCGGCACCGGGTCTATCCCGACATTTGCGCCGCGCCCTATACCACCGTGGAAGGTGACAACAACTATTTCACCGGCATTTATTCGTTTGGCTATTCGCCCTTGCAGATCGAGGACATCCGGATCGGAACGACTTCAGTCTGGAACTACAAGGATGTGCAGATCAAGATTCACGATCAGTACCTGGCGGGGCAACCGCTGGACTTCTACAAAACGGACGTATGGCAGGATGGCTACAGCCTGACCCTGGTGCAGTGGGTTCCTACCGTCGTAACAAGCCGACCCGAGACGGATTCGGTGCAGATTGACATCGCTTATCTTAAGGGGCTGGGTTACTTCAATGACAGGGGCGGGATTGAAAGCCGGATGTCAGCGCATCAAATTTATTTCAAGGAAACGGCTTCCTCCACGTGGCAACCTCTTGGTAATTACGCCTGGGTCAGTATAAGCGAAGGAGGATTGAATACTAGTTATAGCGGTCAATTGCAAGCAGACTATATAACGGATATAGGATGGGCATTCCCCGCGGGAAAGAAAAATGGTTTTGCGGCAAAGTGGGATAACAATGTCTTTCCGAGCCCAGGATCATGGATCAATATCGCTGGCTACATGGCAACAGTCGAAAGCGCGAATGCCAATGTAGTGAATCTAACCGCCGGATTGCCTTACATCGTTCCTTTTAGCAAGCCGTATAGCGGTGGATGGGTGCCGGTAACGTCAGCAGATCCGCAGCAACTGGATACTTGGTATGTAGGGCGGGCGACTGCCAGTCCGTTCGTTGTGACAATCCATATCGGCTTTCCATACAAGGCCCCATGGGATATTCAGATAACGCAGATTGATCCGGTCCCGACCGATACCCGCTATGCAGGACAAAGGGCCATCGTTGCCGTCAAGTCGTTTGCCGGCGGCGTGGCACCCGTGGCGCCGGACGTTCCCGTGACCCTGCTGGAAATCAGGATCAAGGCGACGGATCAACTAAGTGGGACGCTCGATAACCTCAACGCCGTGGCAACGTCCGTCCTGCCAGGCTGGAATGGCGAGACGTTCCAGTACAAGGCAACGCGCAACCCGGCGGAAATCTTTCTGGATCTTCTGCGAGGGCCGGCAAACAAGCGCCCGATTCCTGACGCGCGGATTGACTTCGCAACGATCAAGCGGTGGAAGGAACGCAACGAACGAATCGAGACAGGATTCAGCCAGCCGAATGCTTACTGTGATTTCGTTGTCGACAAGAGCTATACCCTGTGGGAACTACTGTCGTCCGTGGCTTCGAATGGTCGGGCCATGCCGACGATGAAGGACAATAAGTATTCCGTCATCATCGACGAAGAGAACCTTACGCCGGTCCAGACATTTACGCCGCGCAACAGTTGGGGCCTGTCATCGCAAAAGGCCTTTCTCGATATCCCGCACGGCTTGCGCGTCAAGTGGATCGATCCGAGCGCCGACTACAAGCCGGCGGATGGCATCGTTTATTCGCCCGGCTATAACCTGTCAAACGCCAGTATCTTCGAGGAATATCAGACGTTCGGCATCACGACCTGGGAACAGGCTATCCGGGAAGGCCGGGTAACGCTCGCCCGTGGTTTGCTGCAACAGGAACAATTCAGCCTGTCCACCGATATCGAAAACATCATTTGCACCCGTGGCGACCTGGTTTATGTGGTCCATGACGTTCTGAAGGTCGGCGGATGGTCAGCCAGGATCGAGGCCATCAACGGATTGAACGTTACCCTCGATTCGGACATGAAAATGTTCGAGGTGCCGTTCGGCGTGCTTC